AGATTCTTTTTTTCAATGTCGGTGGGATCAATCACAACAGTCTCCATTTTGATATTTATAGCGAGAACCATATATTTTGCTGCGGACCCTGAGTACACAACACTGACACTGTGTGGGTAACTTCGCCTAGATTCATGGTCATGGGCACGCCCTCGCAGTCGGCTCTAAGTCCGGCCAATTCATCCTGACCGTTGAGAGCAAACACGCCCTCAGATTCGCTTTCAAACGTGAATTCCCACACGCCTGCCACACACACCGGGTGTGACACATTCATGGGCTGTGTACGCAGACCAAAAATCTGCAGCAGAGTTTCGTAATTACGCTGTTGGTTTCTACTGCGTTGCCAGCTGTCGTGATCATGCACAGACTGATCAGCCCGATCTCTAAATGGAAGTTGTGCTGGTCTAAAACTACCGGTTACTCCGGTATAGGTGCAGTCAAAGAAAGTGCGACACTGTATCTTCATCGTCGCGATATTTAATGCCAAACAAAAACCCTGGATTTTTTGGATCCAGGGTTGTTTGTGAGCCTAATGAGATTAGGACAGTGGGCTTGTGGTAAACACAGCGTTTGCAGCGCAACTACTGAAGCCGATGTTTAGGCCACCAGTTGCGTTTGCTCCCTGGGCTGCAGACAGAATCTGAGCAGCGTTAGCAGCGCCTGTGGGGTACAGAGCGATGTTTAGGATTGTTGGTGCACTTGGTGTTACTTGATACATTGCAATAGTTGTAGTCTGCTGAATAGCCTGCAGAGCGTTGTTGATGAAACCAGTTGCATTTGCTGCACCGCTGGCGCTCATTGCGCTGTTTGCAACCAAGCTGAAGAAGTCTAGCTCAGGACCAGCGAACTGAACCGAACCCTGTGCTGCAATGTTTGCAGTGTTAGCAATAGAACCGTTTTGAACGTTGATTGCAAATACCGGTTGGGTAGTACCGTTTACTTTGGTAATTTGTGCCATGATTGTTTCCTTTAAAAAGTTAGGCTTTCGCCCTGCACTTATTTATATCAATTTGGTAAAAGCCGTCAGTTGGGGTTGTTTCTAGCACGATTTTGAGCTGCAAAACTCTCAGGATCAAAGCGACTCACAGCCTTGGCATAGCCTGCAGGTGTGGCCATGACCCAGCCTTCCTGACCGGGGTGCTGTTGATCCGCCTGCTGCAAAAGATCCATCTTGAGAGCATGCAACAGTTCAAATGCCAGAAATGCTGCTGCCATGGCCTCGCTGTTGGTTGACGGACTCTTGAGATATTCCACAATGTTGGCAAACTTGCGCGGGGTGACTCGAGTCTGTAGCCATTGGCCAAACTCTGCCAACAGTTGTCCAGCTGGCTGCAATGGAGCACCAACCTTGGTGTTGATAAAGTCCACAGCCAACTTGAATAGGTCAGTTATTTGCTGTGCCCGCAGTTCAGCTGGATTGAACAAGGTACGCATGGCAGCACCGTGTTCGCGCATGATTTCACGCAGTTGATTGATGATCGCTGCGTTGGGCACTAGTTCACGTGGCGATGCTGGACGCTCCAACATCAGACCCGGCACTTCGGCTAATCGCACACCACTGAGGGGTTGCCGTGGTTCGTTTTGATCTGCATACATTGAGTGAATGGCCACACCAACTGTGCTGTCGCCAATGCGTTTGCCTAGACTGCTGTTGACCGGAATACGATACTTCACTGTGTTGGGCTGAAACTCATATGCGCCTGATACCACGGGCGGTGTATCAGTATACAAGAGATCGCCCTTGACATAACCGCGGAAGTTGGGCGGGGTAGCTGCTTCCAGCCAGGGCCAAAGATCTCTGTAGAGAGCTGTGATCTCGCCGCGTTCGCCCTTGCGCTGATTCTGTATGCGAGCCATCATGTCTGGCGAGGTAGCCATGCCATCATAGGTCTTGGCATCAAAGCCAGAACCATCAGTGAGCACGAACTCGCCCGTGGCAGGCTTGCGCCCAAAAACCACAGCAGGTCTGCCGTCCCACTTGGCTGTGACAGTGCGTGGCGATTCTGCGGCCTGTGCCACAATGGTCAAGGCATCCTGTATGCCCTGTGGACCACGGCGAAACACCAGATCTTCAAGATGCTCGATGCCCTTGGCTCTGCCACCCACACCGGGCTGTTCGGCCTCCAACACAACAGCTTCGCTGTCTTCAATCAAGGGCATCATGCCCTGGTTCACAATTCTGTCACGCAGACGTGCTAGAAAACCAACTTCATTTTCACGCACTGGCAATCGCGGTTCTTGCAGTTTTTCACGAGCTAGAAATTCTTTAAAGTCTGCCAGCTTGGCATCTCGCTTGGGATCATTGGCCAAGGCCTGATAGATAGTTTCAACATTGCGCAGACTCTGACGAGTGTGTCCTGGTCCCAGCAATGCTTGTGCTGCCCAATCTGGATCCATGCTGACAACTTCGTTGGTTGCTCTGCTGACCACACCATTGGCGCCAATTTTCAAGCCCTGTACCTTGGCTAGACTGCTCATCAATACATTTCTGATCATGCCTTTGTAGGCAGAATCTTCGCCGCCGGCATAGAAAAATGTGCCCCAGTCCAGATGCGGGAAGAACATAAAGTCAGTCTGAACAAAGCCACGACTGGCATTGCCGGCTATGGGTGTGCGAAAATGCACTTCGCCTTTTTTGCGTACAAAATCCTTGGGATCCTGACCCTGACTTTGGGCCCATTGCTCTAGACGCTGGGCTACTTCGTCCTTGGTTACTTCGTCCAGTGACACTGCTAGATCAAGATCACCTGATGTAGCGGCTCGTCCGGTGCTGCCCAGCCAGCGATCTTGGGGGAATTTGATGCCAGTGACCTTTTCAATCCAGGCCACCGTGGCAGGAACGTCTACTTTGTTGATGCGTTGTGTGAGTGGCTGTCCTTCAGCATCTTTGAAAACATTGCCACCTTCGCCTAGAAATTTATACACCGGAACCCTTTTTAGTTTTTCTACGAGCCTGGCCTGTTCTGAATCCTTTGACACCACTCGGGGCCATTTTTTCAATGCGCCCTGGACCGCTGTCAGCAAATGCTTCAAGTGCGTCCCAGGCAGCCTTGGGCATGACAGTACCGCGTTCATCGGTCCAGGTGCCGTTTGGATACTTGTAGAAAGTTTCTGTATTTTGTGGATTGTTAATGCGTAATCTGTGCCCCTGAGGAATATTTTGAGCTGTTACATTGGGATCGTCAGCGCCATGTGCGGTACGTACCTGCATTTGACTCTGTTTTACCAGTGATTGCTGATCAAGGAAATTTTGCCATCTATCATTGACCACTGAGCTACCTTGCATCCATTTACCACCAGTATTTCTAGCAAATTTATTGAGTTTGCCCTGGCTGTCAGTGTATTCAATTTGATCAGCAGTGATGAATTTTATTCCGGGTGCTAATTGCAGTTTTTCAGCCTCTGGTGAATGATATTGAGCCAAACCTGGCGTTTTGTTAAACAGATTGTCAGGATCCTGACCTGTTACACTGCGCACAGCACTGCGTCCCAGCTGTCTAGCCACTCCCCCTGCCACAGCGCCAACCGCGGCCAATGGGTTGGTGATTTCGTCAATCCGCATTTGTTCTCCTTACAGACCGTGCAAATTTGCTAGCATCGCGAGTGCGTATGGCATTGAGCAGTTTGCGAGTGAGATTCTCAGCCTGCTCTGCGCTGTATTCAGACTCAATTTGCTCCAACAAGCGTATGGCAGATTGAATGATGTTGCTGGCACGATTTTCCAGCACCAGCTTGCGATCACGCTCGATGTATAACGAGTCTAGTTCTTCTAAGAGACTACGGGTCTTTTTTTGCATGGTCAAAATATTTTTATTATTTAGCGATTGGCTGCTGCAAATAAATATCTGATACATTTTAACACAAGGAATTTTCAATGACCAGTTCCATAAATCCACTCAACATCAACAGCAATTATCCCGTGGCCGGTGTGCCCAACAACACCCAGGGCTTTCGGGACAATTTTACCAATATTCAAAGCAATTTTCAATTTGCTGCTGACGAAATAACGGAACTGCAAACCAAGTCAATTCTCAAGGCCGCGCTGACAGGTAGCACTCTTGACAACAACATGAGTGACAACCTGATCTACGCTGCTCTTGTGAGAGATTTCAGTGGCGCTATTTCTACCAATACTGCCACTTCAGGCGCAGTCACAATTGATTACAGTGCAGCTCATTATCATGTGCTAAACCCTGCGGGCAACATGACTCTAGCATTTACCAATTTGCCCAGCAGCGGCACTCTGGGCATGTGGCGAGTGCGCATAGTTGTTACCAACACGGCTTATACCATAACCTTCCCAGCTGCGGTATCTGTGGGCACTCAAGGCATCCAGGGACTCAGCAGCAGCATTTTAACATTTGCAGCTCTAGGAACCTATGAATTTGGATTTACTACCACCACAGGCGGTAGCACAATAACAATTTTTGATCTCAACAGACCACTGAGTTATTATACCAACACAGTGAATGTGGCTGCTACCACAGCAGCCGCTAGTACCACTACCGGTGCCTTGATTGTGGCTGGTGGTGTGGGCATAGGCGGCAATCTCTATGTTGGCGGTGACATTTTTGGCAACGTCAGCATCACTGACATCAGCACTGGTAATGTCACAGCAGCCGGCAATGTGGTTGGCGGTAACATTGTTACCACAGGCTTGATCACAGCCACAGGTAACATCACTGGCGGTAATGTTATCACAGGCGGCTTGACCTCTGTAACAGGTAACATCACAGGTGGCAATGTTGCAACAGCGGGTTTAATCACAGTTACGGGCAACATCACTGGCGGTAATGTTATCACAGCGGGCTTGATCACAGCCACAGGCAATGTACGCAGTGGTAATCTAAATACACCTGGTTTGGCTTCAATCACAGGTAACATCACAGGTGGTAACGTTATCACAGGCGGCTTGATCACAGCCACAGGCACAATACAAGCCACTGCCAATATTACAGGCGGTAATATTTTAACAGCAGGTATTGTATCTGCCACTGGCAATATTAGTGGTGGAAACTTAGTTGTGACTGGCAATATTGTTGACACTGGTCCATTATCAATCATAACAGCTTCAAACGGTAACATAACTCTAGCGCCTAATGGCACTGGCACTGTGCTTGCCACCAGCGGCATTACTAGCACTTCTGCAACAGGCGGTATTGGTTATTCTGTTGGAGCCGGTCTGTCTGTGATTCAGGGCACTAACCGCGCTACTGGTGTGCTTATCAATTCAGTGTGCGGAGCAATCACTTTGGTCAGTGCTGCTGGCAACACCACACCCACCACATTTGTCATGACCAACACTACCATCGCTCAGGCTGATGTTATCATTCTCAACCAACGCAGTGGTACCAACATATACAATCTTGAAGTGTCAAATGTTCAGGCCGGCAGCGCAAGTATCACTGTGTGGACCACGGGTGGCACTGTTACTGAAGCTCCTGTGATCAACTTTGCTGTGATCAAGGCAGTGCAGGCATAATTTCCTTTTGAACTGCTATGCCAAGGCAATCGTGACTGTACTAGATATTGGACACTGTTTAGAAGTTTGATCCGCAGTAGTCATCACAGATCACAAGACGTCCTTGATTGTAATTGCTAATCTTCCAGGATTCTTGAATTTGGTTGAACCATTCAATGCACTGCTGCAAAGAATATTCCAGTGCATTGTTTTTGGCCACCAAAGCTGTGAGCTGTTGATTCACAGCCTGATAATACTGTCCATGCCCAAAGGTTCGAGGATACAGCCCAGTCCAACAGCAAGGGCTTACATCGCCATTGGCAGCAATGTAGATACTGCGGTTGCGTTTGGCATCACATCTCACTCGGCGTCGTGGTTTGCGATCTTTTACAACGTCTTCCAGCAGCACAGTGTCGTTGAGTTTTTTGTGAAACAACACAGGAAAACTGGTTTCGCCTTGATAGTCTCCCAACACATGCACAAGATTTTGATCACGATCAAACACCGGCGCTGTGTCTCTACCATCATTCACTAGACTGAATTTTTTAAAACCCAAGTCGCGGCTGAGTTGTTTACACTGTTTGACTTGATGAGAATTGTGTTTGAATTTGATCATCTGCCATACAGCAACGCCACCGGCCTTGATAAAAACATCCGCATTGCGAATCACTGTGGACCACACTGTGTTTTGTCTATAGAGATGATGAGTGTCTTGCAACCCATCCAGTGCAAATACCACCTGTGCCTGGGCTTTGGCCAGTCTCTGCCAGAAATCTCTGTCGCGAGCTCCGCCATTGGTGTGAACTGTGATTTTGATCTTGGGATTGCTGCTGCGGAAATACTCAATGATGTCAGCACCGTCAGGATTCATCACAATGTCGCCAAAATTTCCATTCACACGAATGCTTTTGAGTTGCTGCAAAAATTCAGGTGAAAAAATAGTCTTGGCCTGTGCTAGACCAAGATATAGCTCAGGATAACCGTCGTTGTAAGGATATCCCCAGAACGTGCGCGGACACCAGGCACAGGATGCATTACACAGTGTGGCAGCTTCAAGGTGTACATCACGTATCTGGTAATACTCAATCATGTCTGTTTGATACGATTCAACAGATTTTTCAGTTTGGTGGATTGCACATCAACGGAGATTTTTCCTGATTCGTCAGCCACTGTGGCGCTGGACTCATCTGAAGTAATCTGGCTTTTTGCCTTGATTGATTCATAGATGCTGGGTGTTCGCTTTTTGAATTCCTGATGTTGGTCATCTTCGGCGAGGTCAGTAATGCGCATGGTTTCAATGTTATACTCCAGATCAATTTTTTGTCCCACGCCGGTTGACGAGCGACTTTTCATACACTGTATCTGATACTTGCCACGCTCACGCATGGCTCTGCTGGTAAAAATACCAAACACATTATCTGCTGTGTTGATTTTACTGATACCACCCGAAATATGACTGTGGTCAAATTCAATTTCTTCCACTGCACTACGATTCAACTGCGATGCTGTTATCATCAACAGTGACAGTTCCTTGGCCAAGTTGCGTAGTTCTTCACTCACATACTTGTCTTTCACAAACAAGTCATTGGGACTGACCTTGGCACTCACAGGCATCAAGAGATCCAAGTAGTCTACCATGATAAAGTCAACTTTGCGTCCGGTCTTGATCTGATATTCTTTGAGATATGCACGAATGTCATTGATGTTGCTCTGTGCTGGCAACACCTTGATCTGATAGCTGCCGGCCTTCTTGCCCACCATTTTGACCTTGAGTGCTGCTGTTTCTTTTTCTTTGCGTATTTCCTTTGTGCTCATGTTTGTGAGCATGGCCGATGTACGCAAGCCTGTGAGTTCTTCTGAAAGTTCCAGTGTGACATACACACCATGCAAGCCTTGTTGCACCCAGTTCAAGGCAATGTTCATCATCACCAGGCTCTTGCCTGAACCTGACCCACCGGCAAAGATGTTGAGTTCGCCACGACTGAAACCGCCGTACATGATTTTGTCCAACTGTGGCCAACCTGTGCTGACCTGGCCGCCAGCATCGAAATACTTGGCGAACATACCTTCGGGGTCAGCCCAAAAGTCTGTGCCTAGATCCTTGGTTAGTGAAATCTGCACAGCATCTTTGATCAACTTCTCTACAGGTTCAAACTCGCCCTTTTCCAGAAGATCCGCACTCTTGAGAATAGCACGTTCCAGTTCTTGGCGACGAGTAAAAGACTCAAACTCAGTCATGAACCATTCAAAGTGTCCTTCGTTGAGATCCGGCACTGCCTCCAATCGCACACCTGTGGTGGCCTGTATCTGTGCGCGATCAGGCATGGTCTTGAAACGGTCGCTGTGTTCTTGAATGAACTCAGCAGCTGATCTCAAGCTCTTGTCAAAGTTCTGTGCATTAAAAATATTCTGCACTCGCACATAGCTGGCAGCATCCTCCAGCATCATTTCCAAGAACAATCTTTGAACTTCAATTCCGTAGTCTTTGAGCATAGCGTTAATTATAACATTTTGTGTTGCACTGTTGTTGATTCTTGGATAAGTCGTGCCACGTCTGGGAGATAATCTTGAATGTTAATTTGTTTGAGAGAATCTTGCATGGTGATCTCTTCAACAAACTTTGACCAAAGTTCATGACCGGGCACCACTTCGCAATTGAACCAAGGCGGATCGGTCACGTATGTTTCAAAGTGTCGCAGTTGCTGACTGCCTAACCATGACACAATGTCCTCCTTGATGTGATAATTGAGATTGCTGACTGTGACATTGACCACTACTTCGCTGAATATTTTTCTATAAATTGCCAGATTGTTGACCAAGGTATCCCACCGCAGCGGATATCTAATGTATTCAAATGCTGTGCCTATACCGTCAATGCTGACACAGCAGCTGATGTCGGAAAAATTCTTTAGTAACGCAATCTGCTGTTCATTGGGGGCCACACTACCGTTGGTAACAAAAGATACACGGCATCTGGTGTTGCCAGCTTCAAGCAATTTTTCCAGCACACGAAAACTTTGCTGAATCAACAAAGGCTCGCCGCCCACAAGATTGAAGCGCTGAGCCTGTTTCCAATCTACGCCTTGTGCGAATTGCTCAAAATTACGGTGTATCTCTTGGTTTTCTTGCCGTATTGAAACTGTGTTTTTCAGCAGGGATCTCCAGAGGCTACTGGCATTGGGGCCGCAAGTTGCACAAGCACTGTTGCATGTGGAGCCCAAGAACAGTTGATACATGTTTATTTGAGATGCACCACGCATGGCCTGTTGTGCAATTGATTCAATGTCTTGATCCATTTTGAAATCAAGAAATCTGTTTTCCATCTGCCTACGACTTTCAACACCCGTGTTTTCACATCGCCAGCACTCCCGACATTCATCAGGTGTCTGACCGGACAAAAATTTGTGCTGTAGATCCTGTCTTGAAATATCTTCTTGAATCCAGCAACACACTGATTCCGTGCCTGTAGCTAGATTAACTTCGCTGCTGTACCATGGCATCACACAAAAATTTTTCACCAGGTTACCCTAATTTTTTTATCAATTGTTTTTTGCGAAGTTCAATCTTGACTCGACTGGTTTCACGAGACTGCATCACTGTCAACAGTGTGGCAAATCGTCCCAGCTGCCGCACAGCATCATTGACATCTTTCACCCCGGGTGGCCAATCAGGCACACTCACTGCCCAGCCCAGTTCCACTGCACGATCTATCAAGGCCAGGCCAGCACGATCCTGGTCGGGCACCACTGTGACTTCACGACCTAGGCTACGTATCAGTCGTGCCTGTGCGTCAGAAATATCTGCATGCATCACAGCCACGCCAGATATTGACAGTGCATCAAAAATACCTTCTACCACAATCACTCGCTGCCAGTCCGGGTGTTGCAGATCCATGCCAAACACGTAGCCTGGCTGGGCATCAGAAATATAGCGTGGTGTCTTGTTGTCTAGGAACCTGCAGGTATAACCCACCACACGATGTTCGTGTGTGAATGGAATCACAACATGCGGACGGGTCCAGTGTACTCCATCGTTTTGTATCTGCACCATGAATGGATAGTCCATGGGCACACTGCGACTCAACAAATAGTTCCAGTGTGCCTGATGCTCGGCAGTAAGAGCCTCAGCGAAAGGCGGTAGATCTCGTTCTTCAAAATGTATTCCTGCCAGAACATCGGCCACTTGTCGTCTTTGATCCAGGATACCATGCACACTGCGATGTCTTAGACTTTCAAGATTTACCTGTTCAATTTCTTGTTCGGGCACACCCAACCAAGTCAGTAGTCGGCGTGCCTTGAAGCTGAGAGTTCGGCCAAGAATAAAACTGGCTTTGAACCCGCAATTGAAACAGTGATAACTCCAACCTTGATCTGTGGATTTGAAACCGCCGCGTCCGCGCCGATCTGTGTCGTGTCCTTGATGGTGACAGCACACGGCATTGAAACTGACCCAGCCTGACGGAGTCTGTCGTCGGCGTCCGGGTATGTAGTTGCGCACATCTAGCATCTAGTGATTATAGCACGATGCACAACAATCAACAATGATTATCGGTATTGTAGATTTTGAACTTTGCCGTTGGTGATCAGCACAGTGGCACTGATACTGCTGCCAAATTGAATTGGGAGATACCCACTGCCGCCTTCGATCACGGCAATACTGCTCACACTGCCGTTGCCGCCTATGGTGGCCACAGCTCGAGCTCCGGCGCCATTGCCCAAAATTTCCACATAAGGGGCGGCTTGGTAGTAGTAGCCAGGATTGGTCACTGCGATGCTGGTGACCACACCATCAATCACTGTGGCCGAAGCCATGGCTCCGTAACCAATGCTGTTGTTCAGCGCCACTCGCAACAATGGATAATAGCCCACTGCGTTGAAATACACTGTGCTGGTTTCGTCTAGGTATTCACGACTTTCGGTGACATCATACCACACACTTTCATAGTTGGCTGCGGCCTGTAGTTTCACAGTTCCGGTGTAGCCAACCAAATCCATTTTTACCGTGGTAAAGCTGGTACCATTGGTGGGAATGTAACTGCTGTAAAATTCAGTTTGCTGAATGGCGTTCTGTGGTTGTGGAGTCAATGCCCAGTCTGGCCAGCTGGTGGGATTGTCTCCCACCCACTGATTTTTACCGTATACATCAGGCACTGTGACTTCGGCACTGGGGATGAACTGTGGTAGCACACTGTCAACAACATTGGCATAGCCACGGGCTCCTGCGTTGTCATCCACAAACACAGCCTGTTGATAGTCGCCTTGTATGCGTTCTATGCTGTAGCTGGCAGGCTGTGCCACAATGTTGTCTGTGTCTGCGGTGTCTAACACAACCTTGACTCTGCCCAGCGTGGTGCTCAACACTGTCATGGTTTTTTCCACAAGTTGGCGATCGCCGGCTTGATTTAACAACCGGAATCTAAATGTGCTGCCAGTGATGTTCACGGGCTTTTGATCTTGATTGATGAATTCAAACAACAGAACATTGTCAACGCCCTTGTTGATGGTTAGATATTTTGCGTACACTGGGTCATACCTCGCTGTGAAGTACCCGCCACTGGTGTCAATCAATAACACTTTGGTAATTTGCTGATATAAGTAAACGGGTGTTGAATACATGAGTTCCTCGACACGTATTTATGGGCAACAATTTGTTTGAAAAACTGACTGCGAAGTACCCTTTTATCACGCTGTGTGTGTATGCCAATCAAGAGTATATAGGCATAGTGCAAAACAGGGATGATGTCGTCACCACCATTTATGATTTTGGCGGTGTACAGAGCCAAGAAGCCAAATTGGAATTTCTTGAACTGGCTTCAATTTGGTGGTGGGAGAGCAACCGAAGCATCCCCATAAACATTTTCCTGCGTAGGGACTGGGCGCAATTTCGCTATACTCTGCGCACTTTTGTCAACAAGGATCTTGAAATACTACACGGTCCGGCCTGCAGTCTGCTGGATATTGCCCGCAAAAAATCCAAACGCAAAAGCATCACTCTGGTACGACGGCTTGATTGAGCAGATTCATGTGCAGTGATACCAGCATGCTGTAGCTCACAGCATGTGACTTTTTGAACACAAATCCACGACTGTTGTCACCATCCCAGACAGAAGCAAACACCCTGTCCCAAGGCTGCCGCTGTAGATGCGCCTTGCCTGGCCTAATGATACTAATAAATGCTGCCATTCTTGTGACGCTGTCAGGGCGCATAACTGCCAACAGATCTGTGTAGTTGCCCACATGCACCAACTGCATGGCCCATTCAGGATCTTGCCACAGTCGAGACCATGGAGGATCTTGTTTCAGCATTTCATCAAGATGCTGCTGATCACGCACCAACTGATACACTCCCATGTTGAGAAAGTCTATCTTGAAGTAACCACGCTGCTCGGCCTCTTCGTAGTCAATGGCAGCACAACCGTTGACTGGATCTTGCGGAATGTCTGTCACATATACGCCACTGTTGTGGCGGCGTGGTTGCCCCTGCACTGTATGGCGTGCTGGCGTGTGCCGAATCAAGTTTAGTATTTGATCACGGTTGGCCAAGTCAATGTCAATATCTGCGCTCATGATTTTACCTGGTGGTTTTTACCATCCGGCCTGAGTCAACATTTCCTTGACCCAGATTTGATCAGCCGGATATGATGCAAATCTCTTTTGCCAAACATCACTGTCAAGATAGGGCCATATCAAACTCAGTTCCTGTGCTGAAAGATTATTCAAAAACTGCTGCCCAGATTCACAGTTGTATATTACCCAGGGACTGATGCGGCCTGTTGTAATAGCATAACATATTGCATTGACATTGCCAAATCTCAAACAGTCATGAGCCGCAGCCTCATTGCGTTCGGCCCACTCAATGCTGTATTCAATGGCCCTGGTAAGTGCCACGCCAGGATTTTCAGCAGGTAAAAATTGTGTCAAAAATTCTGTGTACAGTCGGTCACTGCACCAACGATCAATGCGTTTGTTGTGTTTGAGCAACCAGTTCAAAAACTGTTCGGGATCCAAGGCATGTATGTCTATGCAGTATCTACCAAACTGCACAAAGGCTCGATAGTAGGGACTGCGGCAGAAATCTTCATAGGTCTTGAGACGACTGCTACCGTGTGCGCTTTCATAAAAACGAAGAAAGGCCTGATAGCCTAGCTGCACATCACGATTGTTTTGGTTACGGCGACGCTGTGCCTGTTCACACACATGCACAGCGAGACTCTGTTCACGTTGAAACGTGCGTTCACAGTATTCGCACTTGAAGGTCATTTCTTGTCTTGACCACTGTCTCGTTCGTATTGGCGCAGTTCTTGATCTGTGGTTATCTGCATCATGACATCTATTTCGTCATCACGATAGTGTGGGAAAATTTCTTGCAGTTGTTTGCGACGGGCACTCTGTCCCGCTGCTTTTTTCTTGGGCGCAATCCATTGATGTCGCTGCGCACCTAGATCTGGACTTACCGCTGTGGCCATGAGCCATTGCAGTTTGGGGTGACGATTTACCGTAAAGAAATGTGTGTTGAGACATTCGTTGGTGGCAATCACATAGTATTCTTGCAGCTCGCGTGATCCCTGCACCGACGATCCCCAGCGTATCATGAGATAGTTGCTGAACTTCTTGCGTTCGTCTTCGGTGAGGTCGTCGTAGAATGATCTTGATTTGAGATCAAACTGGCGCATTTCATTCTGTATTGAAAGTTTGTCACTCATGTTTTGTCAATTCATACACAATTTTAACTTGATTCAAGGCCTCTTGTAAAGCTGTGTTGGTGTCAGCGGCCATCAAAATTGGAGCCCATTGATTGGCCAGTTCTAGCTCGCGCATGCGACGATCCAGCGAAAAATCTTCACTCACCAACACACGTTCTTGAGTGCCGGTTTTGCGAGCATACACCCGGTAACCCACACGTTCATAGATGTATGACTGGCCGGGTTCAAGCTGACTTTCAGTGGTTTCGTTTTCCATCAAACACACAGTTAAACAACATGTCTATTTCACCGTCATTGATCACACGATGGAACGCACCGTCAGGAATGAGCACAATGTCGCCGCTGCCTACCTCAAACGGTTCACTGTCTTCGTCGCCCACGATCATCTTGCCGTGTCCGCCCACAAAGAAGTATACCTCCTCTTGTCCTGCATGGCGGTGTCCACGTGTTTGTTTTCCTGGATGCAATCGCGTACTACTGAGCACTAGATTGTTCAAAGTGTGATTGTCGCGTACACAATAAACTTCATTGTCGGCCACAATGTCCCCACCTATGTTGTTTTTTCTGTACTTGAGTTTCATGTCATGACTCCTCATCAAGTGCCTTTTATGTCTTGAGTAAAATGAAAAACAGGCAAGTTAGGTGCCCGTGCGTTTTCAGGGTAGAGTAGTTTTTTAACCAATCTGTATCCTAAATTTTCAAATGCTGTAATCATCATCTCATCGTCAATGTTTATCAAAATATTGCAAGTTTTTTGATCGCTTATGGTGTAACGCATGCCTGGTCTATTGGGTATTTCAATGTTCCATGAAAATCTAGGAGCCAGATTGTCAATTATGATATCGCGAGGGTTGCAGCAATTTACTAATTCTTCTATGACCATTAGCGGAGCATGACTGTGATAAATTACTCCCAAAACTATTGCCAAGTCAACAGTTCCAACTTGAGCTAGGTCTTTGTGCATGTCTCCGTGTATTACCTTGGCGTAAGGGAAAAGCCGTGTTACGTCCTGTACTGCTGATCTGTTGGCTTCCAGTAAGGTCAGGCTCTGCGGATGATACTGTTCAATTACTTTTGTTATAGGCCCATCAAAGCATCCAATTTCTAAAATAGTTTTGCCAGGACAAAGAGTTGAGAAAAAACTATCGCCAAGAAATTTACACTTGTTGAAAAATAACTCATCTGCAGACAACATATTTTACCAAGCCTTGTTGTAGTCAACTATTTCACA